TCCTATGGGTGCTCAAGGTGCAGTAGGTGCTCAAGGTTTTACTGGTTTGCAAGGAGATCAAGGACCTCAAGGTGCACAAGGACCTCAAGGTGCACAAGGACTATCTGGAGCTGATGGTGATAATTCATGGAAAAAAAACGAAGGTATAAACGGGGTAACTCTTGTTCCAATACACGACCAGTCGCTTGTAAATCCACCGTCTATTATAATAGGTTTAGATAAATCAGATCCTAAATACCTTGAAGTTTCAAAAGATGCTGTGTTATGGATTCATAGAAAATCTAGTGTTTTTAATGATAACTTTCAATTAACTGACGATAGTAGCGGTAATACGACAGTTTCTTTTAGAATATTTAAAAGTGGAGGAACAGTTAAATTTGCAGAAGGTTTTCTTAAAGGAGGCGGAACTATAAGATATGTTGCTGAAAAATTCATATACAAAAGTAACAATACTGAATTTGCTAATTTAAACGCGGCGCAATTTAATGTTAAAGTACCTTCGTTATTTGAAGGTAATTCTGAATTTAAAGGTAGTAATTTAAAAATCAACGTTGGTTCTCCAGCTGTTGATAAACTTTTAACATCAACCGATAATCAAGGAACTGTTGCTTGGAAATCTATTTCAGAAATACAAGCAGGTGTTCCAGTTGGAACCATAGTTCCAATTTTATCTTCTATTTTTAATGATTCAAACAATTTTGATAAAGGATTTCATTTGCCAAATTCTACTTCTCCAATAGAAGTTTATTTTGGTAGAGGTAAAAATAGTTATAGAGGTTGGTATTTATGTCACGGTGAAAACTGGATAAAACCAAACACGACTAACACATATCCTGTTCCAGATTTATCATCTTTTACATATCATATTGATGCAAATCCATCTGGAGCTGGTCAAGGTGTAGCAGGTAAATCTGATAATATACAAACTATTATTGGTGGAAGTGATATGACAATGATTGCTACTTTCGCAGGTAGTCAATACAGCATCATATCATCACTTGACACATCATCTGTTTCAATATACAATCCAAGTTCAGGCGGTACTCAATTAGAAATGCAAAGATTTATACACGTTGTATTTTTAGGAGAAGATAACTTATACTGGCAAGATAATGGTACAATTGCAGGTAATAACTCAGATTTAGTATTTACTGACATAACTTTTAAATATGCTGGTAATAATGTAATTACGCCAACTCAATCACTTATACCTTCTAACATTGGATCTTCTGGTTCTTCTAGTTCAGGTGGTACAGCAATGGGTACATTAGTCGTACCAGGTAATAATCCATCTTATTCAGCATGGAATTCTGTTTATAATTCAGGAGCTTGGACACAATCAACATTAGATGATGCTTGGAAAAATCCAACATTACAATATTGGACTGGAACTGCAGGTGAAGATGTTAAATTATATACAGATTCTAATTTAAATTCATTCGTAGCTCAAGGATCATGGATTAAAAATAACTACTTAAGATTTATTAAATCTTCAGACGGTAAAGTGTTTGATAATGGTACAGGTTTCCAAGAAGGTGATGATGCTTTATCAGTATTAATCGTAACAAATGCATTATCTACCGGCGGTACAAGCGGTACTTCTTTAATAAATACTAATTTTACTTTAAATTCTAGTGTTACTGCACCATCTTGGAAAGGTTCAACGACATACGCGTATCAGTGGCAAAATAGCACAGATAATGCAACTTGGTCTGATATTTCTGGAGCTACTTCAGCTAGTTTAACAACATCTGAAGCAGGTACTGGTACAGTTTATTATAGAGTAACTGTTAAAATTAATGAGCCTAGTGGAACTGGCGTTGGTAAATCATTTTATGCTACAACACCGGTTACTATGAGCTTATTAGGAAATACTGTTTCTGGTTCAACCGTTGTAAACTGTAGTACTATTGGCGGTCAAGCTACTGGATATATTACGGTAAACGTTGCACCAGCTACTATTAAATTCTCAACTTTGGGTGGATATTCATCAAATAATTGTTATTGTAACAGTAGTCTTACTGTACAAAACATAGGAACTGAGTATACGAATGCAGTTGCATATCAATCTGCTATTGATAAATACATATCGTTGCCTAATGTCGGAACGTATACATTTACATTAAATGGTTCAGGACCTTCATGCGCTAGTTGTGGAAGCTGGGACACTAGAATTCAACTTCAATAAAATTAATTAATATGAAATTCATTAATTCGATTTATAATTTTTTAAAAGGCTTAAATAAGAATACTATTGTTTTTATTTTAGGAGCTTTATTTGTTTTGTTATTTTTAAAACAATGTAATGATAAAACAAATCTAAAGGCTGAATTAAGTCAAGTTAAAATTGAAGCTGAAAGAGCTCATAATAATTACGTAGCGTCTCAAGATACTATTAGATATTATAAAGCCGAAAACGGTGGATTAATAGCTGAAAGAAGAGCATTTGTTTTTAAAATAGATGAATTTGAAAATAATTACAAAGATCTTAAAAATGAATATGCGTCAGCTTTAAATTTAGGTAAGAACTTAAGTAAGCAAAATGTTTTGTTAAAATCACAAATAGAGATTCTATCTACTGTAAAACCAGATGGAACATTTGTACAGATCACAGACACTTCAGCTTTTATTAATTTTACAAAAGTAGATGATTTTGGAATGGGTAATTCTAGATCATTTACGGGTAGAGCTAAGATTTTATATTTTGATAAAAGATTTTTATTAGATAGTACACAAACGCAATTTGACATTAAACAAAACATAAAATTATATGCTTCAATAGATGAATCTAAAGGATATAAAGAAGTTAAAATGGCTTCTTCTTACCCTGGTTTAAATATCTTGGATATTGAAAATATAAATTTGATAAATAATAAACTGAATGAAGCTCCTAAAAAGAGAGATCGTTGGGTTATGGGCGTAGGAGTTGGATATGGAGTTTCTTTAGTAGACGGTTCAACTTTGAGTTTATCACCGTGGATCGGTGCATCTTTACTATGGACACCTAAATGGTTACAATTCGGAAAATAATAAATAATATAAATGGCTAAATCATCAAAATTTTTAAGATTAGATAAAGACGTATTGCTGGAATTCATTTACCACGATCAGTCTAATCCTGCTTTGTCTACTATTGAAACTGATAATAATGGAAGCCATATTAAATTTTTAAATACGGTTGACGGAGATAATACTGCAACAAGATACTTAATACACGAATTAGGTGGAGATGTTGTAAACTTTACTGTAGATACAGCTGGTATTTATGTTGCTGTAAACAATTTTTCTAGAAGAGAATTACAATTACAAAACGGTAAAACATACGAGTTTGATTTATCTAACTTAGCTACACCTTCTAATTTTTCTATTAATGCAGGTGGTAGTTTTACTATTATAGGATCTAAAGCTATTTACGTTCCTAATACAAATGGAAATTACTCATATTCTTATAGTGCCGGTACAACTACATATTTAGGTGGTTCAATTATAGTAAGTGATAAAGCTAATCCTTTATTTGCAACACCAGATCAAGAAACTGGAAATACTATCAAAACTGGAACAGGTGAAATTGGTAGATATTATGCAGTTGAATATAACACAGACGGAACCAAATTTGCACTGTTAGACAATACTTTAGGTTATTTAGCCGATCTTAATTGGGATGGTAGTACATCTATTTCTAATGAGACTATTACTAGTAATTTAGTAAACTACGACACTGTTAGATTACATTTAAAAACTGGTTTTTCATTTGCCGATAGAGGTTACGAAGGTTTCTTATTTCAAGTAAAAGCCAAAAGAAATTCAGGCATTTATAATTACTTTACATCTTTAGCGTATTTAAACTATTCAAATTATGAAATTCAAAATCCAACTCCATTTGTTTTAGGTGGTGTTGCATTTTCTAAATTTATAGAAGTTAAAGTGCCTTCATTAGTTGACATGTATGATAATACATTAAACTTAGATTTCCAAGAAGCTTTCTTTGGAACTCAAGGAACTCAAGACGCTGTAAATCCTAGTTCTAATTATGAAATAGTTTTCAAATTAATTGATAACGTTTATGAAGTTAACAACGTAAAATATGTAGATGCTGCAGAAATTTTATTAGTTACATTAGCTCAAGAAGATGAATATCAAGATATATCTGCTGTAATTGAAGAAGCTGCAGATGGGGATTATTTTAAAATCTATGGATTAAAAGATGGTTCAATTGATAACTTTGCTAGATATGTAAACTTAAGACATCAAACTTCTGGAGATGACATTACAGTATTTCACGATATAGAGGTTTTAGAACAATCTGGAAACACATTTAATCAAACTTCAAATGTAACATATTCTCAAGTTGATAATTTAGACAAACCTATTTTATATAGACCTATCATTCAAACTGCAAACATTGCAAATTCTTTTTTAATTAATTATACTTTAAGAATTTACAACGAAACTGACAATACTCAAATCGTAAAGCAAGCTTCTTTGATTTATAAGAAACCTAGTAAGTATGCTAAGAGAATGGTTCAATTAAATAATGTTTTGGCAACTACAAAGGTTTACAATAAAATAGCAAGTACTACTGCAAATACGTCTATTAATAATTTTGTTAATTCTATTAGACCTTCAGTTGGTGAAACTAAATATGTACCAGTTGCTGTAAATACAACAAACATTAATGTATCAAATACAAATGTGCAATTAGACGGAGCAAATGTAACTGCATTAAACGAGATGACTTATTATGGAATGGGATTGGGTTCTATTACACTTTCTAAAGTTTCTGATAACTTTATTAAATTTAGAATTGCTCAAAAGGAAGCCGATACTTTAAAAGAAGTTTCATTGGTAAATGCTGAACAGATAGAATTGATCTTAAAAAGCGGAAACATTGAACAAATCATATATGCAGATCCTACATTTCCAAACGTAGATATGGGTAAAGGCGAAGTTTTATTTAAAATCGATAAAGCAATTGCAACCAGATTTGATCAACCAGATGCTAATGTGTCAAGCGATACATTTTACATAAATATTAAAAATGGTTCAACATCTTCTATGTTGTATCATGGAAACGTAAATATCATATAATGATTTTAAACAGTAGAAATAATTTATTTAACTTTAAGTTACCTAGGACTTTTATTCCCAAAGAAGTTGCTGACAAGTACAAAAAATACTTGAACAGAATTCCTGGAAATTTAATAACTGAGCCTATTGACTTTGTTAATTATTCTATTCAAGGTATTAATTTACCTGGTTTAAGTTTCGATCCTATTAGCCAGAATAATAATGACGGTACTACTAGATATTTTAGAGGCGCAATACCTATTCAAAATGTAATTGACAGAACGTTCACTGTTAAAATGCAATTGTTAGATGGTTATATCAACTATTGGATTATGCAAGATACTCTTTTGTATTATTATTCAAAAACTGTTAAACAGCCATATACAGACGATTTAAAATTACAAATCATGGATGCAGAAGGAATTCACTTAGTTTCTGCAGTATTTGAAAAACCAATCTTACACCAAATTTCAGAAATTGATTTGAATATGAGTGCTAACGTTGCAGAGTTCGATACTTTCGAATTATCATTTACATATAATAAATTTAATATTCAACTAGAAATAGATTAATATATAGGATATGAAAACATTTGTAGAATACTTAGAAGAGAAAAACGTAACTAGTTCAGAATGGACAATGTTACAGGAATCTTTAACATCTGAACTTACTCCAGAATTAGAAGAAAAAATAGACAGAGCTATTGATGAATTTATGTCTCAGTATACCAATGAAGAAGGTATAGTTGAAATTACTAAATTCAATGAAGATCTTACTAATGAAGGTTTCTTAGGTTCTATTTTAGGCGGTTTAACTGGATTTGCTTTAGGTTCTTCGGTTGGTAAAATCGTAGCTAAGGCTCTAGGTGTTCAATCAGGTATTTTATACGATTTACTAACTTCTAGATTAGTTGGAGCCGCAGTAGGTTCTGCACTTGGTACTAGATTCTAATACACTCAATATGAATATAGTCGCTATTGACTTTTCACTTAATTCTCCCGGTATTGTAATTTCAAAAAAGGATTCAGTTCACTTTATATCTTATATTAAAGATGGAATTGGGACCAAAGCTGAAACCAAAATGAATGAAGAACTTGCTTTATGCAAAGATGTATCATTTAAAATACAACCCGTTTTTACAACTTCAAAAGACTTTTCTGAAAAAGAAATATCTAAGCTTAAAAGGTTTATAACCATGGCTAAAGATATGATTGAAATGATTCAACCACACATCGATCTTAATGAACCTATTGTTTTTGGGTTTGAAGGTGTCTCTTATGGTTCTGGTGGAGGTGGTACAAATAATTTAATTGATTTAGCTGCAGCGGCTGCTATCTTTAAATATTCTCTTCTTTTGTATTATAGAGAATATGAAGTGAATATAGTTACAGTTGCTCCCACTACAATTAAAAAGCATGCTGGAAATGGTAGACTTAAGAAAAGAGAATTATGGGATGTGTTTGTTGAAAACCAACTTAATGATTCTTTATTAAATGAAAATTCCGTGTGGGACTTTGCCAGAAATCTTAAAATTGGCGTTAAAGTTCCAAAGCCCTTTGATGACCTTATAGATGCTTATTTTTTAGCGTCATATCTTAGGGCCCTTTGATGTTTTAAACCCTTTCCCATAATAACCTTTCACCGACGCTAAAGAACTTAACTTATATAGGTTTGGCCCCGGTTTGTTTCAAAAAAAGTAAAAATAATTTAAAATAAATTAAAAAGAAACAAAAAAGCATTGAGATATATAAGATAATATGATTTATAACAACTATATTCAAACACAAGAAATGACAACAACAGATCATTTTGATTTACACAACGTACTAAATAAGATGGTGTTAATGGATAAAATTTCTCAAGAAGAAATGGATAATCTCTTAACTAAATCGGGTTTAACTAAATTAGAAACCGGTGTATACAAAGACGAGAATGGTTCAGTTTTGACCATGAATGTTTTGAAACAGTAATTTTTTATCATATATAAAAGGTATAAACAGTCTCACGAAGAGGCAAACTAAACAATTTAAACGTAATTAAAGTATTAAAGACATGGCAGAATTTGACATTTTCAATCTGAGTGTAACTGATGTTGACACTCACGAAACCGCAGCAGCATCATCTACAAATGATGTTTACAAACCAACAGCCGATCAAGGCAAAGACGGAACTTACAAAGCACTTATTCGTTTTGTTCCAAACCCAGCAAATCCACGTAATTCATTAGTTAAAAAGTATGTACATTGGTTGACTGACGCTTCAGGCGAAGGTAAACTAGTTGACTCTCCAACTTCTATTGGTGAAAAGTGTCCAATTGCTGATGCATTTTTCAAACTACGTAAGTCTGATTCAGCAGTAGATCGTAAAATGAGTGAAAAATTAAAAAGACGTGAACAGTATTACGCTCTTATTAAAGTAATCAAAGATCCTCAATTCCCAGAAAATGATGGTACTTACAAAATCTTCAAATTTGGTTATAAAATCAAAGAGAAAATTGATGAAGAATTAAAACCAGCATTCGGTGAACCAACACAAGTATTCGATTTATTCGAAGGTAAAAACTTTGAATTGATCATTACTCGCCAAGGTGACTTCAATAACTATGACAAATCTAAATTCTCAGCTTCAAGAAGTGCTATCAACATTGATGGTAAAACAGCTGAAAAAACAAAAGAGGTTATGTCAACTATCAAGGCAGAATTAGACAAAGCTCCATCATTAGAGCCTTATGAATACAAACCATGGGACGATGAAGCAAGAGATTTTGTTAATTCAATCTTACGTCAGTATTTAAATCCAGGTTCAGCAATGGACGAGATTGTTAATACTAAGAAAGCATCCGCTAAGCCTGCAAAAGCTGCAGCAAACGTAGAAACAGGATCAGATGATTTTGACTTCGATACTACATCAGCTCCAGCAGCAAGTGCTTCAGCTTCAAGTGTTGATTCTTCAGACGATTTAGATGCATTCTTGAATGACCTTGACATCTAAAATATCAGAACAACTTAAAGGTAGAATTAAATTATTAGTTAAGCAAGTTATTACCAAAGAACATGCTCAACCAAATAAACACACTCTAAAAGACATGCCAGGGCGAATAACTCTGGCATGCCCTTATTGTGGCGATTCAACAACAGATGATAATAAGAAGCGTGGCAATCTTTATTGGGCTACGCTTCAATATCACTGTTTTAACTGTTCATATCACACTGATGTTTATGGACTTTTAAAGGATCATGGTATTAGATTAAATACTGATGAGACTATTGAAATTATAGATTATGTTAAAGAGCATAAGCTAGAAACTCGTGATGTAGAAGTTTTACAACACGGTACCTTTGCTAAAGTATTAGAATTAGCACCGACTAAACAAGAACTTAGACAAAAATTAGGTTTTGTCGATATCGAGCCAGGTGATCCAGCTTTCTTTTATCTAAGAAAGAGATTATTATCAAATAAATTAGAACATTTCATGTATTCGCCTAAAGATAAAAGGCTTTACATTTTAAATATAGGACCAGAAGAAAAAGTTATAGGCATGCAATCTAGAACTTTGGTCAAATCCGCAAATAGCAGATACTTAACGTATGACTTAAGCAAACTTAAAGAATGGTTAGGTACTCCTTTAGAATTAACAGAAGAAGAATTAGTTTCAATTAATAAAATGTCAACCTTATTTGGCATCATGCAAGTTAATATGATGATTCCTGTTACCATTTTTGAAGGACCATTAGACAGATTATTCATGCACAATTCATTAGCTTTAGCGTCAGCTCACAGAGACACTGAAGAATTAGATGAGATACCAACCATTAGATATATGTTTGACAACGATGAAACAGGTAAAAAGAAAATGATGCAAAAGCTTAAAAAAGGCAAAGGCGTATTTACTTGGAGTAAATTTCTAAACGAAAATAAGTTAGATACATATTCTAAACAAATAAAAGACTTAAATGACTTGGTAATTGTTGCTTTTCAAACAAAGAGCAAGTGTCTAAAAGAAGTAGAAACATATTTTAGTGATTCACAATTAGACGCATATTACTTATGATTTTAGAAAGATTATTACAAATGGTTGACGAAGAACTAGAAGATTTTCAAAACGAAAGAGAAAAACGCAAGGGCTTAAAGTCTCTTGTGGATTTTACTTCTACGAGCACACAATATGAAGGTAACGCTTTGGGATTTGAGATTAAACCAAAGTTTAAACAGAAAATTAAATCATCTGTTTATATTAAAGAAGACAAAAACAAGCGCTCACTATTTTAAAAAGTAACACATGCAAGATACACCAATATCAAAGGTAGTTAATAAAGTCGTACAGTTGGACGAATTATTTGGAGCACAAAGACTATCGTGGACTAACAAAATCAAAGATTTAGCGGAAGATTTAAAGCATGGAGAAAACTTACATGAAGTTGCTTCTTATACTTTAAGTTATAGACAAATATTGGTTGAAAATATTGCATCTGTTTCGTCTAAGATTAGAACTAATAAAGCCAGAGTAGACAAAAACTTTAAAGAAGCATGGATTCGTTATTACCAATACGAATACAAATTAAACGATAAACAAAGAGAGAAATTCATAGAAGCTGATATGGCCGAAGACTTACAAGTCCAAGATTTATTAGTATCGCACAAAGAATTTTTAACAGCGTCTATCAAAACTCTTGATAACATGGGCTTTGCAATAAAGCAGCGTATGGATATGAAGCAGATTTAAAAATATCTAATATGTTTTGGTTCTAACCCTAACAGAAGATAACAGATTTTTAAGGATTGACGAGGCTAATGAACTTGAGTTAGAGCAATTAAACATTTCACTAACAAAAAGAATTGATAGCTGGAGATTTAATCCACTTGTAAAGCGAGGCTTATGGGACGGTTATGTTTCTTATATAAAAGATGACAAATGGATCCCAGTTGGTTTATGGCGATATGTCATGACGCTTTGCAAAGAATACAGATTCGAATTAAAAGTCAACGGTATCACAAGACTTTTTGATCCTAACATTACCATGGAATCTTTTGAAGCATGGGTTAATGATTTCTTTAATGGATCAAAGATGGTTCCTAGGGACTATCAAGTAGAAGCAGCCTTTAATATACTTAAATTTAAAAGATGTTTAGCTGAATTAGCAACATCAGCAGGTAAGACTATGATCAGTTTCATGGTCGTTTCATACATGCTTGAAAAACAAAAAGCGACTAAGATTTTATTTATAGTACCTAACGTATCTTTAGTAGTTCAAGCTACTGAAGATTTTTATGAATATAACTGGCAAAATAGAGTCAAGATTAAAGTACAACAAATATACGCTGGTCAAAAATTAAAACCAAATGCAAATATAGTTATAGGTACATACCAGTCACTTGTTAAAAAAGACAAAGATTATTTTGACGAGTTCGACGCGGTTATTGTTGACGAAACACACAAAGCTAAATCACAATCTATTAAAGACATCTTAGCTAAATGTAGAAATGCGCATTACAAATTCGGTCTGTCTGGTACTTTGCCAAAAGATGGAACACTTGATAAATTAACTTTAATGAGCCAAACTGGTCCAGTAATTACTGAAGTTAAGGCTTCATTCTTACAAAAAGAAGGCCACATTGCAGGATGTAAAGTTAAAATCATTGAAATGGACTATGCTCCAGAATCAGCTAAAATTGCCTTTCAAGAATTGGCTCAAAATAAATACGAAAGTAAAGATGTTTTTCAACTTGAACAAAATTATGTTGTCAATAATCAAGCAAGGCTTGATTTTGTTGTGTCTGTTATATCCAGAATTCCAAGGAATTCTTTGGTACTTTTCCATAGAATCGAACATGGCAAAAAGATTTATGACGCCCTTAGACAGAATAGCGATAAGAAAGTATATTACGTCGATGGCTCAACAGACACTGATATTAGAGAAGAACATAAAAAGAAGATGGAAAACGGTGAAGAGATCGTTATTGTAGCTTCTTATGGTACGTTCTCGACAGGTATCTCAGTTAAGAAAATTCACAACATCTTTTTTACAGAATCGTTCAAGTCTGAAGTAATTATTAGACAGTCGATTGGACGTGGTTTAAGACAGCATGAATCTAAAACAGATGTACTTATTATAGACTTTGTAGATAATATATGTACTTTAGAGTGGGAAAACTATCTATATAAACATGCGCTCGAAAGACAGCGTATATACAGACAGGAGCAATTTGAATATGATATTAAGAAAGTCAAATTCGAAGGAGATATATAATTAACATAATAACTTATTAAAAAATAAAAAAAGAATATGTCAGTACAAAAAATTTCATCATTTAAGTCCTTTACTGAGGTTAAAAACCAAACAAAGGCAGCTCAACTTCATGAAGAAGGTAAATCCAAAAGAGCAGAAATCGTATCTAAAATCGGTGCAGCTCTTGAAGAAATGGGTGTTACTTCACTACAAGAATTAGATGAAGAAAAAAGAAATGCCTTAGTTGCTAAAATCTTTAATGAAGATGAAGCAGAAGAAATTGAAAAAGATATTGTTAAATTAGGTGAGCCTAAAAAAGAAGATCCTAAAAAAGGTGAAGAATTAACAAACGAAGCAGTTATCAACGAAGGTACAAGATCTCAAATTGGTAAAATTGACAAGTCTGGTAAAATTGTATCAACTTACGTACACTATGATGGTTACCCAGAAAATATGGTGCCATTATTAAAAAATTATAAAGACGCAAAATCAGTAGATCAATTATTAAAATTGGGTAAGGCTGGTATTTCATACTTAGATGCTAAAATCGGTGATAAAGCAATGGATTTCAGTAATCCAGAAAAAGGCATCACTTTATTTTACGGAAGAGACAGAAATGAAAAAGGTGACATGACTACTAAAGCTGACGTTAAAAACGTAGCTAAATATTTAAAAGGTGTTGCAAATCAATCAGGTGCAGAATATGCTTATTTATACGACGAAAGAGACGGTAAATGGTACATGGCTGACACTTATGAAGATAAAGAATTAAAGCCAGTTGCAGAATCACTTTTAACTGAAGGTAATGCATTTGGTGCAGCAGTTACAAAAGCTAAAGAAGACGGAGAAGAAGAATTTGAATTTCAAGGTAAAACTTATAAAGTTAAAGAAGACAACGCATCTGAATTTGATGTAATTGACGATGTGTTTGAAGCTAATTATAATGTTTCAAGATCTGCTATCAGTAGAATGGGCGGATTAGTGCCAATCAAAGAAATGAACGCTTTATTAGATTGCGCAAAATTAGTAATTGAAGATTTAAGCGATGAAATGTTTGAATTAGACGAAATCATTGGTTATATTGCATATAGAATTAATGATAAATTTGAAGGCCTTTACGAATCAGAAGTTAATGAAGGTTCTCATGGAATGGCAACTAAATTACTTCAAGGTATCGTAGATGGTAATTCTTCAAGTGCTGAAGGTATCAAAATGTCAAAAGAATTAGCACAACATTTTATCGATTGGATTAGAACTTCTCCATACGGAAAGAAAAACGGTAATTTACCATTAGAAATGTTAGTTAAAGCATCATTTAATTGGGGTATCGAAAGAAGCTTAGATTCTAAATTAAAAGGAGAATTAAAGTCTTTAAAAGATTCTGTTAGTGAATCAATTGAAAACGATGATGTGAATGAAGCAAGATCTATTAATAAGATTCAAACTGAATGGACTAAAGTTACTAATGCAATGAAAGATACTGCAGCTAGTTGGAAAGCGGCTGAAGGAGATGCTAAAACTGCATTATTAAATACCTTAAAAGAAATGACAGCTAAAAAGAAAGCTTTAGAAGCTGAATTAGATGCAGTCGTATCAGATAAAGATAAAGACTTAGAATTAGCAATGGAATCTATGGTTTTAAAATTATATTCAGTCGATGAAGGTTTTGAAGTTCATTATTCTGATGGTATTAGAGCAATGAAGAAATTTGGTAATGAAAAACAAGCTATTGATTTTGCAAAAGACTTAATCAAAAATAAAAAAAGTTTACAATTTGTAGATGTTTTTAATGCTGGTTCAGGATTTCATTCAACATCAGATACTAATGCTATTGTAGCATTTTGGGGAGATGGTTCTTATACAGACAACGTTTCAAAGAAAGATGATAAATTAGCTGCTAAAAAAATTCAAGAAGCTGTAGAATTCAATGAAGAAGACATCAAGTCAGATGATCAATTTAAAGAATATGCAATGACAGTTTTAAAAGATGCATTCAAAGATGATTTTGATGAAGCTAAAGCAAACGATGTAATCAAAGGAATTCTTGGTAAAGTTGACGGAGATTACGGCGCAGCTATCGGAATGTTAACAAGTTCTTTAGGAGAATCAGTTACTAACGAAGCTACAGTTGAAGTAGACGCAGTAGATCCTAAAGATAAAAACTTAGGCAAATTATTAAAGAAACACAATGTTTCTATGGAAGTAATTAACAAAAAGGGACCGTCTGGTTATCCTGAAGTTAGATTAACAGGAGATGTTAAAGATCTTAAAGTAGTTTTAGCCGATGGTGAATATGGTTGGGATGATGAAGATTTAGCAGATTATATCGAAGAGAATCTTTAAACTAAAATATCTAAAATTAAAAAGACCCAATCGATTTGGGTCTTTTACTTTTCTTTTAATATGAAAGCACTTTTAAATTATACAGAGTTCCTTATTGAAAAATGGAACCAACAATATCCAGACATTATCTTAGAAGGTGGAGCAGCAGGACACATGATGCATCCATTTGATGATGAAACTCTTACATTTGGTGAAATCAAACATATTATTGACGGTGCATTAGAAGGTCGTTTAGATTTCGAAGCAGCTCCAACTGAAAAAACTGATGGACAAAACATATTTGTTACAGTTAAAAATGGTCAAGCTATGTTTGCTAGAAATAAAGGGCAGATGAAACAACCATTAGACCTTAGTGGAATCACACAGATGTTCCAGGACCATCCGTCTGATGGCGTTAGAGATACATTTACGTTCGCAGCACAAGATTTAGCCAGCGCGTTACAATCTCTTTCTAAGAAGGATCAAGAAGATTTTAACGAAGGTACTTCATTTATGAATATGGAATTAATTTATTCTGGAAACTCAAACGTAATTGCTTATGGTAAAGACGTTATTCAATTTCACGGAATGGTTCATACTGATGGAGAAGGTAACCAAACAGGTTCAGATTCTAAATTAGCTGGTAAAATAGCAAACGCTTTAAAGGCAGTTAATACACACATACAAAAAACATTTGAAATCATTCCACCTCAGGAATTACAAATAGGAAAATCAATTGATTTCGAAGAAAAGAAAGGCTATTTCTTAAATAAAGTACAAGTTTTACAAAAGAGATATAATTTACAAGATACAGAACCAGTTTCTAAATATCACGAAATGTGGTGGAAAGAACTTATTGATAAAGATTTTTCTAAATTAGACGAGATCGATAAAGCAGGTTTAGTACAAAGATGGGCTTTCAATGACAAGAAAACTTTAAATATTAGAGATCTTGCAAAGAAAATGGATCCAGCTGAATACAAAGCTTTTCAAAAATTCGACAAAGAAGATTCAGTTAAAAAGTTTAAAGAAAACATTTTACCATTTGAAAACTTATTCTTAGAATTGGGTTCAGTTGTTTTAAAGAATGTTTCTAATCTTTTAGTTGCTAATCCAGCGCAAGAAATGCAAAGGCTACATACACAAATTAAAACAGAAGCTGATAAAATCAAACAAAACGGTGATTTAACTCAATTAGCTAAAGTAGAAAAGGAATTAGCTAGGTTAGATTCTATCGGTGGTATTGAGTCTATTGTACCTTCAGAAGGTTTAGTTTTTCAATATAAAGGTAAATTATTTAAGCTTACTGGAACATTTGCTGCCATCAATCAGCTTATGGGTATTATAAAATACGGAAGATAAATAAAATAAATCTACAAATATTTTCATATATCAAATAAATTTATTATATTTGTAAAACAAAAATAAAAGAAATGGCATTACAAAAATTAAGAGATTTTTACCAAGGTACAAATCCTAACGAGTTTAACGATATGTTAAAGAT